TCCTAATAGTGATGAGGCTATTAGGAATCGACAAAACGATAAGAAGAAATAAGGGTAAAGATTATGAATTTTGAAGAGAAGTTAAACATAAATAAGTTAAACATAAATAAATAAGTTAAACATAAATTTAGAGAGAATATTATGAATCATGAATTTCTAAAAGAATCTATTCGAGAGTCTGTAAAAGATGCCATCAGTGATAAGCTTGATGAGAACGCACTGACCGATCGTCAGGTTGTCCCTGACAGAGAGTTCTCTACCTTATCTGCTGTTGCTACATCCGCTGCTGAAGGTAAGCTAACCAGCATTGACGATATTGCTGATAAGACCATTCGTAAATAACACCATTCAATGGTACTGATAAAGCCCCCTTCTTATAGGGGCTTTTATTTTGGTATCTCATAAATATAAGAAACCATTCACTAACAGGAGATTATTATGAATCGTGAACAAATCAAAGAATCAATCCGTGGTTCTGTACAAAATGCCATTAAGGAATCTGTAAGCGGCGACCAACTTAATGATGCGAACCTTGCTGATGGTGCATTAGTCCTTGAAGGTGAGTATAGCCAATCGCTGGAAGAAGCTGTTAGGAATTTCGACTATTCACAAATCGATGAATCCTTCAAGGGTGCATTAGCAGCAATAGGTCTTGGTGCATCTACTTATCTGGCTGCGATTGGTCTAATAGGTGTAGGTGCGCTTGTTGCAGTAGGCGGTGCGCTTGCTGGTGGTGCTGCTGCTGGTGGATTTCTTATTGCTGGTGGTGTGGCAGTTGGTATTCTTGGCGGTGTTGCGACCAGAAAACTCAAAAAAGCAATCGATTTCCGTGAATTTGAGAAACTAGATAAAAAACTAGCCAAAATCATGCAAGAGCGTGACGCAATCTTCAAGCAGGGGGTCGAAGAAGGTGATCCCAGCAAATATAAAAGAGAAGCTAAAAAGCTTACTAAGCTTATGCAAAAAACTGGTAAACAGCTTAGACAGTTTTATGCTGACCATAAGGACTTGATTGAGGCAAAGCTTACTCGCAGCGAAACCAGTAAACTCGAAAACATGATTGAAGCTGCTGAAAAGGGTAGATTAACTGCTATCAAAGATATTGCACAAGGCACACTGGCCTCAATGTAAACCGAATTCCAAGTCGCTGCCTTGGGATAACAAGCCTCTCTTCGGAGAGGCTTTCTTGTATCTAAATATAAATATAATAAACAAGTACTTGTTAACAAAGGTAAAAGAACTATGATCCTAACAGAAGATAATTTCAATGGGATTCTTAAAGAAGATGTCAGTGAAGGTGATAACAAGAAACTTTACCTCAAAGGCGTCTTCATGGAAGCAGAACAACAGAACCGCAATGGCCGTGTCTATGCATTACACGAAATGGAACAACAGGTCAAGAAAGTTAATGAGGCCGCTAAGACGGGTCGCCATATTCTAGGCGAACTTGACCACAGTGATCGTCTTGATATCAAACTTGAGAATGTTTCTCATAAAATCGAACAATTGTGGTTTGAAGGAAACAATGTATACGGTAAGGCTCTTGTTCTTGATAAACACCCAAAAGGTCAGATTCTAAAAGCATTACTAGACTCTGAGGTTAATGTTGGTGTCTCTTCTCGCGGAAGTGGCTCCGTTAACGAATCCGATGGTCGAGTATCAAACTTCAACCTAATGACCATTGATGCTGTCGCTACACCTTCCGCTCGTTCCGCATATCCAGAATCAATCATGGAACAACTACAGATGAACAAAAGAGGGGAGATTATCGAAGACCTTTCAGAAGCCGTTATCCATGATCCAATGGCGCAGAAATACTTTGCTATTGAAATGAAGAAGTTCATTGAAACGTTGCGTTCTAAGTAAGCAAAACAAATCATTGAAATAAATAGATTTGATAATTCTTAAAATCTACTAGGAGTAAGATATGAAAAATCTAAAAGAGCTTTTTGAGTCCTCAATTCTTAATGAGGAAACAAAAACCGTAATCAACGAAGCTTTCGATACTGCTATCGCTGCTAAGGAAGCTGAACTTAAAGAAGGTTTTGATGCACAACTCGTTGAAACCAAGGCTGAAATGAAGGAAGTCTATGACGAGGCTATCAAGGAAGCTGTTGCAGAAGAACTAGAGTCTATTGCAGAAGAAGTTCAACATGCTCGCACTCTTGAAGTTCAGTATGCCGACAAGCTGGAGACTTTCAAAGAAGATTATCAGGTAAAGCTAGACGAAGCTTACAAGGATGCCGTTGCTGAAGTCGTTCAGGAAGAGTTCGATGAGCTTAAAGAAGACATCGAAATCGCCAAGAAGCATCAGTTCGTTCTTGATATGTTCGAGTCCTATCGCACCGTTTATGAAAGCATGTTTGCTTCTGACGAAGGCGGCGAGAACATCAAAGAGCAGCTTGACGAAGCTAAGCGTGAGCTAGGCGAAATCAAGAAAGAGAACAAGATGAACGAGCTACTTGAAAACGTTGAAGGTCGTAACCGTGACGTTGCTCGCACCATTCTTGAATCTGTTCCTTACGAGAAGATGGAAGCTAAGTTTGAATCCATCATGCCAGTTCTACTTTCCGAGGAAGAAAGTTCCAGCGAAGAGCCACTAACTGAATCTGACGAAGGCGATAAGTCTCAGGACGATGAAGTTAAAGGCACTGTCGTTATGGAAGGTCAGGAAGAAGAATCCAATACTCCAAATAAAGAGTATCTTGCGAAAATCCAGCGTTCACTACGTCTGGCGCACGGAAAATAATTAAATTTATTAAGCATTTAATAAATATAAATGAGAAAACAATTTAGGAGTTAATCTTATGTCTACTAAAAACTTTACTGACTGGGCAGGCTACAAAGAAGCCCTACTAGAAGGTCTTGATGAGAAGCAGTCCAAGCTAATTGGTGCTGTTATGGAAAATTCTCACGAGCAAAACGTTAAAACCAAGGACGAAGTAAACGGTTTCGTTACAGAGTCTACTTCAAGTGGCTCTACCGTAACCAGCAACATCAGCCGCTACGACATGATGTTCATGCCCATCGTTCGCCGTACCATGCCTTCGCTTCTAGCGATGGACCTAGTTGGTGTTCAGCCACTAGACGGCCCACGCGGCATCGTTCGTACCCTTCGTATGCGGTACAGTGAAGATACCGAAACTACCGATGCTTCTGGTGTTAACGCAGTTGATGCTGGTACTGAGGCTTCTGGTCAGAACATCTACGAGAAGTATTCACTACTTGCCCAAGGCGGCGCGTATGATGAGGTTGATGCTCTTGACCCATTCCAGCAAACCGTTTACCTAGAAGGTAATCGCGGTAAGCCAATGGACCTAGAAGTTGTTACTGATTCAGTTGAAACCAAGAGCCGCAAGCTCTCCGCAGCTTACAGCCTTGAATCTGCTGATGACCTAAACGCTCTTGATGGTCTAGACATCGAAAGCGAACTGTCTCAGTCCCTAGGTGACGAGATTCTTCGTGAGCTAGATCGTGAGCTACTAAGTGAACTACACGGCGTTGCTGGTACTTCCGTACCATTTGACTTCGCTAACGTAGACGGTCGCTACGCAGGTGAGAAGCTTGCTTCCATGATGATCGCATTCGATCAGCTAAACGACGAGATCGCAATCAAGACTAAGAAGAACGGCGCTACTTGGATGGTCGTTTCTCCAAAGGTCTTCACTGGTATGAAGAACGCTTCTAACAGCTCTTTCGTTCCAGCTAACGGCGGTCAGCTACAGCCATCCACCAGCCTATACGTTGGTACTTTCGGCGCTGGCATCGCAGTTTATGTTGATCCTTACGCTGAAACCGACACCATCCTAATGGGCTACAAGGGTTCTGAGCTAGATACTGGCTTTGTCTACTGCCCTTATATCCCACTAAGCTCAAGTGGTGTTGTAGTTAACCCTGAGACCGGTGATCACCGTGTAATGCTCCGCACACGTTATGGTCTACACAAGTTCACCGATACTGATAAGTCTCTCGGTGACAGCCCTGACTACTACGCTCGCGGTACTATCGCAAACATCCAGCTTGGTTTCACTAACTAAGATTTGGATTAGCGTAGAATATGAAATCCCCTCTTCGGAGGGGATTTTTTTTGTACCTAGAAAACCAGTTGTAAAGGAATACTTGACAACTCAAAATCTCCCCTATATACTCTATGATACAAATCTAAAATCCTTATAGAGCCTTAACATGAAGAACGACAAAGATCATCTTAACTGGTCATACGAACAACTACAGGAATTCCTTTCGACTCTGACCAACTTTCGAACTGTATCTACCAATCTCAGGTACATGAAAGAGAATATCATCAACCGCACCCAATGGCTTGATGATTACTATCAGAAAGAGATTCCATTCAAATTAAGGATCAATGCTATCATTGCAGACTATCATTCCATGAACGATGTTCCTACCTGTTCCTATTGTGATAGTGGAAATCCTGTTCTATTCAGAAAGCAGGACTCTACGTTCTCGGAATCATGTTCTCCCGTATGTTCCAGAAAAGCGACCAAAGAGAACTCAAAGAAGACTAACCTAGAGCGATATGGTATTCAGTTCCATATCGCGTCTGAAAAAGTAAAGGATAAGATCAAAAACACTTTCAAAGATCGATATGGTGTTGAACATCAGGCTCATATCAAAGAAGTCAGGGAGAAGACCAAACAAACAAACCTAGAAAGACATGGAGCAACTACGCCAGCGGGTTCTAAGGAAGTTGTAGAGAAGATTAAGTCAACTAATATGGAGCGTTATGGTGTAACCTGTACCAGACAACATGAAGAGGTCGAACAAAAGTCGAAAACCACAATGCTCGAACGGTATGGGGTGGAACATTATACGCAGTCGGATGAATTCAAGAAATACTGTAGAGAGCAGAATCTTGAGAGCTATGGTAGATTCTGTCATATGCAAAAGCATTTTTCGGATGAAACGTTTGAACGACTCAATGACCCATCATGGCTAAAAGACGCATATGAAACATATGGGGTTATGATAGTATCTGACATTTTGGAAGTTGATTCAACTATCATTTATGACCGTTTACAGAAATACAATATCGAATTGGTAAACGATAACAAATCCTTTATGGAGAAGGATGTCAACAGATTCGTAGAATCACTTGGTTTTGAAACCGAGCAATCCGATAGATCATTGTTGGGTGGAAAGGAACTGGATATTATCATTCCAGAAAAGAAGATTGCCATTGAATTCAATGGGTTGTACTGGCATAGTTCTAAATTTGTTCGAAGTAACTATCACCTTGATAAGACACGGCAGATGGAAGATGTAGGATATCAATTGATTCATATCTTTGAGGATGAATGGAAACATAGGAATGACCAAATCAGGGATAAGTTAAAAAGCATCCTTGGTGTCGATGATCGAGAGAAGATTCATGCTCGAAAGACGGAAATCGTCAAGATAACTGATACTAAGAGAATCTCTAAGTTCTACGATGATCATCATATTCAGGGTTCTGCACGACAAACGCTGACGACTGCATTAACGAGTAATGACGAAATTATGGCAATGGTCAGCTTTGTTAAACGAACTGATAACGAATATGAGCTAAACCGATATGCAACCAGTAAACGTGTCATTGGTGGTATGTCAAAGCTGATGAAACATGCAAAGATGGAATTGGTTGATCTAGGTGTTACCCGTATTGTTTCTTTTGCTGATAAGCGGTATAGTATGGGTAATATGTATGAAAAAACCGGATGGGTTCATGAATACGACACGCAACCAGATTATCAATACGTCGTGAATGATCACCGTGTTCGCAAACAGAAATTCAGACACAAGCGAATGGCAAAGGTTCTTGAGGAATATGATCCGAATCTATCTGAGCTACATAACACAGAGAAGCATGGAATCTACCGAATCTATGATTGTGGATTGAAGAAGTATTCAATGGAGCTATAATGGCATTTTACCAACTACAAAATTACCTCAAAGACAAGAAGATGTTCAATAACATCAAGAGATACAAAAGGGATATCTATGATGCAATCATGGATGTCACTTCTTTCCTGTCTGACGATATCGGATTCACCGAACGGTGTAAACTAATCCAATCTGGAATCTCAAGTAAAGAACAGATTCCAGATTGTGCGATCTGTGGTAATAAGGTTAGATTCATCAACAAAAAATTATCCGAAACATGTTCAACCAAATGCTCAAGAAAGATTGCTCAACAGAGAGCAGAGAAGACATTCATTGAGAAGTATGGTGTTGAGAACCCATTCCAGCATGAAGAAATTAAGACCAAGATCAGACAGACTAACCTTGAAAGGTATGGCGATGAATCCTTCACCAGAACCGATCTATACAAAGAAAAGACCAAACAAACTTGTCAATCCCGGTATGGAGAAGATCATCATCTATTGTCGGGGGATACCAGAGAGAAGATCAAGAAAACCAATCAAGACAGATACGGTGTTGATAATGTCTTTGAGAGTAAAGAGCTCCAGAACAGAATCAAACAGACCAACAGGGAACTATACGGCCATGAGTCGTTCTCTTCGTCGCTTTTGAAACCAAGCTCACTGACAACACTTGAGGACAGGTATGCCCTATTAGACCTCTATGAAAGATGTGGTGCCAATTATATCATAGAGTCTTTAGGAGTATCCAAGAAAACTGTTTATGACTATCTCAATCTTCATGGTGTTGAGTTTGATTCCGGTCGATCAGGACATGAGAAGGAGATTGAGAACTTCATTAATGATCTTGGTTTTGACACCAGAAACAGCGTCAGGGACTTGATTAGTCCATATGAGATCGATATCTATATCCCATCCAAAAACATCGCAATAGAGTTCAATGGAATCTTTTGGCATAGTAGTCGATTCAAGGATAAAGACTATCACCAAAAGAAATCACTGCTCTGCAAGGAGAACGGCTTTCAGTTGATTCATATTTGGGAAGATGATTGGATCAATAATTCCGATGTGATCAAGAAGAAGATTGTGGCTAAGTTGGGTTTATCTGACAGGATATATGCAAGAAACGCGTCTGTCTGTATTCCTATTGTGAAAGAGGTTCGAGAACTATATGAAACGAATCATATTCAAGGTTTCGTTTCTGCCACCGCTCACGTTGGCCTGAGAGACATCAGCGGTAAATTGGTGGCGTGTGCATCGTTCAGAGAGAAAGAATCCAGTGTATGGGATTTGGTGCGGTTTGCTGGTGATGCTTCTGTGGTGGGTGGATTCAGTAAGATCATGAAGTATTTCAAGGAGAACTTCGAATGGAGTGAGATATTCACCTATGCACACCTTGACTACTCATATGGTAATCTATACGAGAAAACCGGATTTGAGAAGTCGCACATCACACAGCCCGGGCTTTGGTATACAGACTTCAAGAAGAGATACCGAAGAGAGAAGTTCATGAAACATAAGCTATCCGCTATCCTTGATAACTTCGATGAGGATTTAACGGAGAAAGAAAACATGCTTAATCACGGGTTCTATCAAATTTTCGATGCCGGATCGATCAAGTATATCATGTACAATACTTGATTCGGGATGTTGAACATGATACACTCACATGTATAAATAAACGCACAAATAAGGAGGCGTATTATGTTTGTTTCCAAGAAGAAGTATGATGAACTTCATTCGGCATATGATGTTGCCAGAGGTTCACTACAACGATATAAAGAAGACTATGCTGGGCTGCTGGGCCAATTCAATGATCTCAAGGCTAAATCAGAAGAACAGCAAAATGAAATTGATCGACTCAATGAACTAACCATCATCGATAACTCCACTGGTGGGTCTGTGACACTCAAGGTAGCCAAAGACCTTGAATCTGTACAGCCCATCGTCAAATACAATCCAGACATGTTTGAGAAGCTGGTGGAGCTTCAATATCTGGATGATACTCACCAGAATAACAAGTTTGCGATCCAGCTTGCTTTGATGCAGGTTTCCTTTGAGGCTCTTACGCAGATCATTGAATCTTTCGAAAGCAGCATTGACGAGTGAGGATTGATATGAAAAACATGATCGTAGACCTGAATAACATCAGCTTCATCACTCGCCACAAGGTCATCAAAGGCTCTCAGCGAGGAAATTCGTTTGTGAAGGAGTTCATTTTTCGTGAAGTCCTAAACAAGATCATCAAGACAGCCAAAGAGTTGAATGCTGATTCCATTGTGATCGCAACAGATTCCAAGAATGTATGGCGTAAGGATATCTATCCTCAGTACAAAGAGAATCGTACAGGCGATATCGATGATCCTTTCCACAAGGATACCATCGAAGCTATCAATCTGGTTAAGGAGTTCTTTCAGACCAATACCAGTGCGTATGTTCTATCCGTCCCTAGAACGGAGGCTGACGATATCATTTCGTACTGGTGCAAGTTCTCAGAAGGAACAGAGAATGTTATCCTGTCTGCTGACAAGGACTTCATTCAGCTTATTGATGAGAACACAACGCTATTCAATCCATTGAAGAATGATTATAGAACCTCGGAGGATGCTGGTTTCGAATTGTTCCTTAAGTGCATTCGTGGGGATGCTGGGGATGCAATTCGTTCTGCTTATCCGAGAATCCGAGAGACTAAACTAAGAGAGGCATGGGAGGATGATTACAAGCTACTGAATCTACTTGAAACAGTGAGGAAGGATGGTGTTAAGGTCGATGATGCATTCACCATGAACAAGCAATTGATCGATCTGTCTATGCAGCCGGATACCATCAAGGATGCAATCCGAGAAACCATCGATAACTATGAACCGGCAAAGTACAATCAGCTTGCGGCTATCAAGTTTATGGCTGACCTTGGTTTGAAGAATACATCACAGATTTTCGAGTACAAAGATCGTCCTTTGGCGCAAGCCCCTGTTTTAATTAATAAATAGACAATAAATGACCAATAAGAGGTACTATACTATGTCATTTGACAAAGCACAGTTCAAAGATGAAGTCAAAGAATCTGTCAAGACTCTCTTTGACGAACAACTGGATGAGGCTGTTAAGAATGTAAAGGAATCAGAAGATTCCGATTATGATAAGTTCTTCCAGTCTGCCCTTGATAAGTTTGGCGTCGATTCTCCCGATGAGCTAGACGACGATAAGGAAAAAGAATTCTACGACTACGTTGATAAGAATTGGGAAGCCGATAACGAAGAAGATGTCAAGGAAGAAGTCGAAGTCGAAGTCAACATTGAAGACGAAGATGAAGACGAAGATGAAGATGACGAAGAGGAAGATGACGAAGAGGAAGATGACGAAGAAGAACCCGTCAATGAGGCGATGAAGGTTACGGCAACCCGAAACAATAGCAGAGGTCAGAAGCCCGAGAAGCTAGAGGTTCGCAATGTTCGTGAACTAAATAAACTAGCAAAGACAGGTCAATATGGATACTTTATGGTCACTAAAGCTAATGGCGATGAAGAAGAGTATAATGTTGACGAACGAACCAATAAACTGGTATTAATGTAATAAGAAACTGGAGGAATGATGAAAGATATCCGAATTAATGGTAAGATGAACCGAGTATTTGTACTCAAGGAAACTGAAGATCGTATTATCCATATCCCCGTGAAGTCTCTACATCGTGTAGACTATGGCCGACTACGGGATATTGAATCTAAGACACCAGCCAAGGCTGATATGCTTGATGCAATGCGTAAGACCGAGCTTGATAATGGTCGCAACGCACTTGTTCAATATGATCTTCATATTCAGGTCTATCAGAAGAAGGTTAAGAACGACCTTTCTAAAAATTCTTCTGAGCCAGAGGATCAGCTAACCACAGAAGCCGCTGATCAGACTGAACAGACCGAAGAAAAGCCTAAGCCTAAGCGGCGTGGTCGTCCACCAAAAAACGCTAACTGATTAGATTCAGATTAGGATAACAAGCCCCTCGACTGAGGGGCTTTTCTTTTGTGTGGCAATGTGTTAAACTCGTGCTTTACACACATACATCAGAGAAAGAGGTACAAATGAAAGATCAACTGAATCAAGGACAACTAGAGGCGTTTGAACGAATCCTGACGTTCTTTCAGAACCGAGAAACAACTCCGCTGATCCTCTCGGGGTTTGCCGGTACAGGCAAGAGCTTTGTCATCAGAACCGTTCTGAACGAACTGGTTGGATTCAATATCGCACGAGTGGCGTACACAGGTCGAGCAGCATCTAACCTGACGGATGGGATCACATGCCATTCTCTACTCTATAAGGCCGAGACTGATTCTCGTGGCAATCTTATTCGTTTTGTTCGAAAAGATCATAATGAGATTATGGAACTATGTTCCAATGGTATCATCGTTGACGAATCCTCTATGATTCCGTCCAAAATGTTTGATGAACTCGCTTCTATTGGGGTTCCCATTCTATGGGTCGGTGACATTGCTCAACTCCCACCAATCGATAATGACCATCCCGGCTTCAACGTCATGGAGCTTGAAGCGGAAAAGATCATCCTGACAGAGAACATGCGGGTTCACGATGAATCATACGGTATTCAAGAGATTTGCAATCACCTTCGTAGCAGCAACACTATCCCGCGAAAGAAGTACAGCGGTGTTAAATATGTGGCGAAGGGGAAGACCATGACCCTTGATTATCACAAGGAGAATCGATTCGATTACATCATCTGTGGTATCAACAGGACACGGAAGAAATTCAATGAGCTTGTTCGATCTGCTCGCGGGTATTCTGGTGAGATTCCAGAGATCGGTGAACAGGTCATTTGCCTAAAGAACAACGTGAGTAATTTCAATCGTGTTAATAATGGCGAGGTGTACATTGTTGAAGGGATCATCCCGGTTAATGAACACTCTACTAAGTATATGCTCCGCGATGCGGATAAGGAGAATCATACCGTGTCGGTTGTGGTTGAGAATGATACATGGTATACTGAGGCTGCTAACAATCCCAAAAGTGATGTATTCACCTTTGGTTATGCTATGACCTGTCACAAGTCACAGGGGGCTAGTATCGACAATGTTCTGTTCTACAACGAGAACGTGAGCTTCTTCTTGGATGACCAGAAGTTCAAATATACTGCTTGTAGCCGAGCAGCAAAACGGCTAACTATTGCTATTTGATAAGGAGGACTAATGAAGTCTAAAAGCAAACTACTGGATAATAGTACAAAGATCGAGGTGCTTCGCCTACGAAACGATGATTACTCTGTCAGAGCCATTGCGAGCATTCTAGGAATCGGCAAAACCTCTATTTCTGATTTCCTATCAGGGCGATCATACAAAGAGTTTTGGGATGAAATGGGTGATAAGGATATTGCCGCAGGTTCCATCCACGACCACCATTATGATATTGAGGAAGCCAAAGGCAATCGATTCATTCTAACATCTGCCCAAAATAACTCTTTCATTCACGAGAAGTTTGTCCAATCTCTTGAAGTAATGAGTGCTAGACTAGAAGCCGAGATTCTGATTGGAACCTATATCTACAACACCAATGGATTCCAAAGTCCTAATGTTGAAAAGGATGAGGTCTGGTTCGACAACAAGATCAAGAAGTACATCAAGGATGAACCCGTGAAGTTGGCCGAAGGTCTTATGTGGTATGGTGAGCTAAACATCCTACCAACTGCGGTTAATCCACTATCCGGCCTTGATTCTTACACCAAGACAAACTCTGGTATTGTTCCACACGCCAAGGTTCAATTAGAGAGTCTCGCAACCCATAAGGCTGAACCATGTCGTATGATGTATACAACTGGCACAGTCACTCAGAGAAACTACATCCAAAAGAAAGCTGGTCAGAAAGCATCATTCCACCATGTTTTCGGTGCGCTGTTAGTAGAAGTTGATGACGATGGGGAATGGTATGTTCGACAACTGGTTGCCAATTCTGATACTGGTGAGTTCTATGATCTGGATACTCTATACAATCCTACTGGATATAGTACAGGTCATCGGGTAGAAGCAATTACCTATGGCGACATTCATATCGAGAAACAACATACCGATGTGATGGATGGTGCATTCCATCGAAAAGATTCTATGATGAATGAACTGCATCCACGGTATCAATTCCTCCACGACGTTTCTGATTTCTCTGCTCGCAATCACCACAACATCAATGATCCGCACCACAAGTTCAAGTATCATGTGGCTGGTAAGAGCAGTGTCGAAGAAGAAACAAAAGAAGCTGCTGACTTCCTAGGTCGGATTGAGATTGAAGACACGATGAATGTTGTTGTTCAGTCTAATCACCATCAGGCTTATGAACGCTGGTTGAAGGAAGGGGATTATAAGAATGATCCTGAGAACGCGGTTTTCTTCTTGACCCTACAGCTTGCGACCTATGAGGCTATTGAACGTGGGGAATACGATTTCAATGTCTATGAGTATGCAGTGATTCTATTCGAATCACTACCACGAACTCTCTTCCTGAAAGAAGATGAACCATTCAAGGTCTGTGGTGATATTGAGTGTGGTTGTCATGGGCATCGTGGTATCTCAGGCTCCCGTGGCTCAATCAACGCATTCCGCAAGATGGGTGGTCGATACAATGTGGACCATTCTCATGGGTGTGGAATCAAAGATGGTGCATATCAAGGTGGGGTTCTCTCTGATTTGGATTTGGGATATAATGTTGGTGCAAGCAACTGGTCTGCATCCTCTATTGTTGTATACCAGAACGGCAAGAGAGCAATCATCACACAATCACAAAACACTGGTAACTGGAAAGCATTAAACTAAGGAGGCACAATGCAACTTTCGACTGATCTAAAGAAACGACTCGATAAGCGAGTTCTGATGTTCAACGACCTGACTGCGCTACAGGATGATCTCAACACGTTGATCAATCCGAATTGGCGAAACGAACTAACCCCTGATCACTTCACAACTCAGGTGGTTGATGAACTAAGTGAACTTCTTGGTAGCGGTGTGGAGTACAAGTGGTGGAAACATATCGATCCAGACAAGTTCGATGAACACAATTTCAAGATTGAACTTATCGATGTTGTCTTCTTCACCCTGTGTAAGATCATGGTGGATGATCGGACTCAGACTGGACAAATCGAGACTATGCCTGAACAGATTCTTCTTGATACCAACAAGATCAACTATTCGGCTTTCATCAATGTCCTACAGATCATCATGTCATCTGAACTGTTTGATGGTGATGATGTGATCGGCTATATCCTCTCATCCGCTCGAATGAGTCATGAAGAAGCATCAGCCTACTATGTCACCAAGTTTGTTCTGAACAAGTTCCGACAGGATTCAGGATACAAGTCTGGTGAGTACGTCAAGGTTGTTGATGGGACGGAGGATAATGAGCGCCTGAGAGTCCTTGTGTTGGATTTTCTGGATGATTCTGGTGTCACCCTACTGGAACTGGCAGAAGACACCGTCAGTCACTTCTACAAGCACGTCTAGACCCATACTCCAACACGGTTAAGCCTATCCAGCCTAGGTGCGGTTATCTGCATCTAGGCTTTTTGATAAATACATCTATAGCATAGATGCATACTAACGAGGTAAAACCATGAATGAATTTCTTGATAAACTAGAAGAGTCCTACGGTGAGCTTGAAGACATTGTGGAGCTAACGGAAGAAGAATCCGAACAGTTCCTAGATGATCTTCTTGAAGATTGCGACTACGACCTTGATGCCCTTGTCGAAGAGCTAGAGCTTGAACTCGATGAAAGTGTTGAGGATGTTGAAGTCTACGAGGCTCTACGCAAGCGCGTAAACTCTAAGGGTAAAGTATCCCGCACCAAGGATCGGAAGACCCGTAAGCGTCGTGCTGGTGCTACCACTGGCATGAGCAAGACCCAACGCAAGATGCGAGCGCGTAAGTCTGCCAAGTCCCGTAAGCGTAGTCCCGGCTCTGTTAAGAAGGCTGTTAAGAAGCGCCGTAAGGCTCTACGCAAGCGCAAGCAGATGGGCATTAAGTAAGCCAAATCTGACTTGATCTGGTAATAGAATCCCCGTACAATGGTTATATGAGGCCATTTGCGGGGATTTTCTTGTTTGGTGGGAACTGGTCAAAATGGGCCAAAAATAGTCAAATTACGGATAAGTTACGCGTTACGTTTACCGTTACGTTACACGTTACGAAAACCCCGTAATTTACGGGGTTTATGGCCCATAAGCGTAACTTATCCGTAATAACCCTTTGATTTTACTGGAAATTTTTTGGGGGTTGACAGGTCCGGAAAATTCCTGTAAAATCGCGCCTGTTCATTTAGATAAAAAATTACGAAAACCGCCGCGATTTTTTGTTGACAAGGTGCCGCGATATATGATTTAATGGTTTCCATGTTGCGGCGATCGGTCGCAACGGCGGCCCACGGGCCGCGCTCTTTACCACTATCGCGCCACGGCAAAAAAAAGATTTGACAGGCGCGGATATTTGTGGATAATGGGGACCATGCCAAGGCAAAACGGCCTTTGGTTCTGATCTTTCAAAGCTAGGAAACCACGTCACCTCGCCCGTCGTGCGGTGGCTCTCTTGCCCAATGTTCTATGCGGTCGAGTGCGAATAGTGTACCGGAAACGGAAACGAAAGCGCTCATTGTACCGTATTACAAGACAAGACAAGCGCAACGCGACAACAAGGCAAAATTGGGGATTGACAACGTTTCCCGGCGCTGATAAGATACGAACCATGCCAAGCAAAAACGTGGCATGATCTTTCAAAATTAGTTTTCAGTCTTTCCCCGCTGGTTCGGGA